TACCGTCTTGGTCTTGCGACTACTCGTCGTCAAGCTCGTCAATTCGTAAACCACGGTCACATCCTTGTTGACGGAAAACGTGTTGATATCCCATCATACCGCGTAACTCCAGGTCAAGTAATCTCAGTTCGCGAAAAATCATTGAAAGTTCCAGCTATCCTTGAAGCAGTTGAAGCTACTCTTGGACGCCCAGCATTCGTATCATTCGATGCTGAAAAATTGGAAGGTTCATTGACTCGTTTGCCAGAACGTGATGAAATCAACCCAGAAATCAACGAAGCACTTATCGTTGAATTCTACAACAAGATGCTTTAATTTTAAAATATATCTTACAGAAAGCCTACAACAGTGGGCTTTTTGCTTTATCTTAAACCGTTGATTTCTGGGTTTGTTCAGTTATTTGTTCAGTTATAAACTTTTTAGTGCAGTTTCATAGAATGAGACTGCTTTTTTTGCGTTCTCTTTTGAGAGGTGACTATAAATGTCCATAGTCATGGATAAAGTGGAATGGCCTAAACGGTGCTGAAGCTCTTTGTAGGGTATTCCAGAGTTAAGCAATAAACTAGCGTGTGTATGTCTGAAGCCATGAAAACCTATATTAGTGACCTTTGCCCGTTTAAAATGGGTTCTTAATCGAGTTTGTAAGGTTCGATTATTAGGATATTCATGAATAAAGTCAGAAAATACCACAGTTTCAGAGCGTCCAAGTTGCCAAGCTTCTTGCACTTGTCTACGTTTGTACTGTTTTAGCATACTAACAGTAGCTTGATCTATATCTATATCCCTTAGACTTGCTTTTGATTTTGGACTATTGGTTTCTTGTTTATAGTTTAAAGTCTTTGTGATTTGCACAACAGAATTATCTAAGTCAATATCAGACCAGGACAAGGCTAAAGCTTCATTGATACGACAACCAGTAGCAAGTAAGAACTTATAAAGTGTATTCTCGTAACAATAACGAAACTTATTTAAGTCTAAATTATCGAGATAACCAAGAAACTTTTTTAATTCTTCATTATCAAAGTGCTTTATTTTTTGTCGCTTTGCTTTTTGTGTGTTGCGAGGTAATATTACCTCACGAGCAGGATTAAACGGTATAGCTTGCATAACTACACCATACTGTAAAATACGCTTATTTAAAGCGTGTAAGCTATCGTAGTATAGAAAAGCACCTTCTTCCCCTTTATTGGTTTTTTCAGCAAGTTTATTGACTATGTTTTGAATAAGTGGAGTAGTTAGTTTATCCAACTTATAAGAGCCAAATAAGGGCAAGATATGGTTATCTAGCAGTCTTCTAACGTTTAATTGTGTGTTAGGTTTCACTGTATGCTTGTAACTTTCCCACCATAAGGAAGCTAGTTCATTGTAGGTAGCAATATTAGAAGCCTGGAATCTAGTAGATCCATTTTGTAAAAAAGCAATTTCAGCTTCTTTTGTCTTTTGCTTAACTTCTTTTTTTGTCCTTCCTGTTATGCTTGTCTTTACATCTTTTCCAGTGACTTTATCAACACCAAGATAGACATTGGCACGATATACTATTGAACCGTCTTTTTTTGTGATTTGTTTTATTTGCATAGTATTCCTTTCCATCAGCAGGCAAGCAATTAGAAAAGGTTTTGAATTTAAACTATGCTAGGAGCTATGAGAACCCCTCTATTTTCGATTTTAAGCAGTCCGACGGTAAAATGTACCAGATAAGAAAATAAAGCGATTATGGGGCTTATAAAGGGGGTTACTCCTTTTATTATGTTAGTAATTGATAAAAATTAGTCAATAATTTTTTTGTATTGTTTGAATTGTTCTTCTATAGTGTCATCCTTGTATAGTAAATTAGTTACTTTAAGTATGTTTTCAGTTGGGATATAGTTTAAATTTACAGAGTACATAGATTTTAGTTTTTTTGTGTCTGTTTCTGTATATCTGTAATTAGAATTAAGTTCAGATAGATCTTGCAATTGATAAAAAATCATTTCTATTTGCTTATCAGATAAAACAATATCACTTAGAGAAATATAGTCTAAAAATCTAACAAATGCCTCTTTGTTCATTCTTTCCATAACATTATTATGGAAATCAATTTCATATTCTGTAACATCATCATTATTAAACCCCAACAGATAGCCAACACTTACGCCAAAGAAATCAGCTAATTGTTTTGCTTTTTCTGGTTTGATTTGGCTTTCTTCATTTTCCCAATTTTGAAGAGTTCGATAATGAACTCCGATATTTTCAGCTAATTCCTTTTGGGATAGCTTTTTCTCTTGTCTTAATTCTTTTAATCTATTCATGTTTTTTCACGCCTTTCATAGATGATTATAACCTATTTTTTAAAAAAGTACATTTTTTTTGTGTAATTTTAAAAAAAATAGTTGACATTAGAAAAATAATTGTGTATTATACAATCGAGCACAGGAAAAATGTGCACACTCTGACTTTTCACACTTTCAATCTATTCATGGAGGGAGATTTTCTAAGAAAGGAGGGAATCTATGAGTAAATTAAAAGGCTATCGGGTTATGTTAGGGTTTACACAGCAACAGATGGCTGACAAGTTAGGTATTTCTTTACAGTCTTATAACAACAAAGAATTAGGGAAAACACCATTCAATGACAAAGAACGCCTAGCGATTAAGTCAATGGTTGCAGAAATCAAACCAGACATAACCATAGATGAACTATTTTATAGTTAGAAAGGAGCAACACAATCGTAATACTATCTTACATTTATAAATTTCTCATGTGGTGCTTTACCACTGGAGATTGATAAACGGAATTAGTTAATTATTTACTAGATTATTCTGCTTGCTACCTATGGCAGTATCAAGGGTTTGTAGGGGTGCATTCTCTCCGACTTTACCCTACTTTAATGCTTTACCTTGGTACTGTTTTAGGTGGCAAGCATTGACAAAAACAAGAAAGGAGCTAACCAATGGAACTGGTTTACATGGACGGCAGAAAAGAGCCGTATACACTGAGCAGTATCGTTGCAGAATGCGCTGAAATTAAGCACAGACATTTGAAGATTTTACTGAATAAGCACCGAGAGGACTTTGAAAGCTTCGGAAAGGTGAAATTTAAAATTTCAACTTCAGAGAGTGGGCAAAATGTACGGGATTATATTTTGAACGAGCAACAAGCAACATTGCTGATCACTTACTTACGAAATACAGAACCCGTAAAAGAGTTTAAGAAGAACCTGGTCAAAGCCTTTTTTGAAATGCGTGATGAACTTTCTAAACGACAACTACAGAGAGAACTGGAAAAGCCAAAGCGTAAAAGCTTAACTGAAGCTATTCAAACATGGGAGAATGCACCTAAGCATGCCTATAGTACCCTTACAAACTTACTACTAAAGGGAGCGACAGGGAAGAATAAAGCACAACTCATGAAGGAGCGAGAAAGTAAGAACGGTATTGATGGCTTGACAAGTGCAGAACTGACAAACTACCAACGTTTGGAAAATATGGCAATAGCTATGATTAACTTGAATAGGGGGTATTCAGAAATTAAAGAACTAATTTTTAAAGTATAGGAGTATAGAAAATGGAAAATGAATTTAAGACAGTTACAAATGCCAAAGGGATAGAAATTCCTAAGTATTCCAAGGATTTTAAAAAGCTAGTTGAGAAAGACAGACAACTAGCCGAATATCTTTGTATGAACTACGAGAACTTGGACAGTGAAGATCTGGGCGCATTTCTTGAAACGGTGGAGCAGGGGTTCAGCTGGATTCTGGATCTTATCGAAAGTAAAGACTTGCTTTATAAACCACAGTCGGGTAGTAATCATGCAAAAAGAAAATAAAAAAATCACTTGCTCAAATTTTAGACGAGGCGAGCAAGCGACACAATTCAGAGTATAGAAAATTTTTCTATGCTTTGATTATAGCAAAAAATATCTATTCTATCAAATACATAAAGAAAAACCGAAGAGCAGGCAAGCAATTAGAAAAGGTTTTGAAAATCAAGTGTTGACAGGGCAATTCTAGGCACTTGCTTAGAAAAAATGTGGGTTGTAATCCACGAAATACCACTACAAGCACACGGTAACTTTGGGGCAATAGCCCAATGTTTGGAGTGGTGGGGAAACTGTATAGGAAACAACAAAAAAGGAAATATCAAGCAAACAAGTTTTATTATTGGCTAAGAAGCTAGCAGAACTAGGGGACGAATTAACTGACGTCATGAACGTTTTAGAAATGAATAATTTAACTATTGAAGGGCTTGAGTTTGCACTGCAGAAAGATAAAATCGCATTCTTCTTGCTTGCTAAAAAATACATCAATACAGCATACGACCAGAATAAAAAACTATATGATCGTCTAAACGAAATATCCTTTTTACTTTTGAATAATGACAACGCTAAAGAGCTGGAGGCAAACTATGACTAAAGATATTAGAGAAATGACACAAGCAGAATTTGATAATTTCATGACTGATTTAAAGGAAAATGAACCGAATCTTTTTCAGTTTATTGTAGATTTTATCAATAGAAAAGTATCTATCCAGGAAGTAGAAGCTTTCGAAAAAATGGAGCATGGGGCGCAACAGTTATATATTAAGAATTATCAAGCGAGGATCTAACATGAATGAATTAGATTTAACCAATACACAGGCAGTTATCTTACTTTTAGTTGTAGGTCTATTATTCCTTTGTCTACATCATTTAGAAAAGCATAAACATCCTTACAACAAACAAGCGATAGAAACACCAAGGAACGAGTTAAACCCTTACTATGGGCGTTATATTCAACTTGCAGGTATCAATAAACAAGGAGCGATTAAATGACTTGTAGAGTACATTTATATACTAAAGAGGAGTTAGATGAGCGTGGCTTAACAAAAGGGGCTTTTATAGTTAAGCGTATAGAAAACATAAAAAGTCTATCAATAATTTTCGGAGCATTAGATAATCATCTTTCGGATGAAGTCTTAAAATATCGTATTCTGGAAACTATTAAGATAATTTTAAATGATCAGGAAGATATTTTATATGGCGTAATGAGTAACCATATAACCTTCGAATCCCATATACCAGCCTAGAAAACGTGGAATAGAATGAATTTTACACTGAAAGGGGTGGAAGAATATGTTTAGTTTGAGTAAAGAAAGCGAAAATGATTTAACCAATAGAATCAGCTCAGTAGTAGAAAACTATCTAGCAGTCCGAGAAAGACCTAAACCACGACTAACTGGTTTAATGTCAGCACAGGAAGCCATGGACGAGTTAGATATAAAATACAAAACCTTGCAGAAGTGGGAAAGTGCAGGGCTAAGACGGTATCAACCACCACTAGAAGATACTAGAAAGGTTTACTACAAAGTTACGGACATTTTGAAGTTCCTGGGGGTGGATGATGGCAAAGACTAAAGTGTATTTTTGGTTGAAAGTTGATAAGAAGTTTTTTGATAATCTTTTTATTAAACGACTTAAACATATGCCAGGTGGCTATACTATGACTGTTATTTACATCCGTCTTATGTTAGAAAGCTTAGAAGATGACTGTATTTTGTACTATGAGGGATATTTTGATAATTTGGTACAGGAGCTAGCTTTAAAATTGGATGTGTCCGAGGATGATATAAATATGACAGTCGCATATTTTACAAAATGTGGACTAATTCAGATTGATGATGATGGACATGCTACATTATCGCAAGCAAAGGCCATGGTTGAGAGTGAAACAAACTGGGCAAAATACAAGCGAGAGCAAAGAAAGAATAGTCAAAATTTACCAAAATTGGAGAATGTCCAAAATAAAAAGACTATTTCCAACTCATGTCCAACAGAGATAGAGTTAGATAAAGAGTTAGAGAAAGATAAAGAGTTAGATAAAGAATATATATTGTCAGGAAAACCTGACTTTACTTTCCCTGATTGGTTAACACCAGAAATGATTGAAGAAATTACAAAAGGCAAGCCAGAAAAGTATCTAGTTAGAATTCCTCTTGCTTATCTTAATCATTCTGTAGGAAAAAACTATAAATATCTTGAAAAGAATCTAAAACATATAATAGCACGATTTAATGAAGGATATACACTTGAAGATTTTAAACAGGTGATTGATGTAAAAACGGAAGAATGGAAAGATGATCTTGAGTTCTTTAAATATTTAAGACCTGAAACACTATTCGGTTCTAAGTTTGACAGTTATTTAAATCAAAAACCTAAAATTTCTAAAAGTAAGCCAGACAATAACTTTCCAGATCTACCATTTTAGGAGTTAAAAAATGCAAGGTAAATTTAAAGAATACAACAACAGAAAGATATCTGAAAAGGTGTGTGAGGTTCACCAGGTCAACTATTGGAAAATCTCAATACCTGTACGAGGAAGCCAGGAACGAAGTTTGCTAGAATTTTGCCCTGAATGTGGCCAAGAGGAAATTGAGCAAAAAGAAAAAGAACTGGTAAAGGAGTTTGAAGATAGGCAAGAATATTTTAAAACCTATGATGTCTTAATGCGTGAAAGTATGATCCCGAACGAGTTAAAAGGTGCAACATTCGATAATTTTATTGTCAACACTACAGAAGAACGACAACTATTAGACTTTGCTAAGGGGCAAGTTGAAAAGTACCTAAATGGTATGACAGGCAATAGTTTAATAAGTGGAAGTACAGGTATAGGGAAAAGTCATTTATCTCTTGCAATGGCAAAAGAAATAAATGAGAGCTTCAAAGAAAGGAATGAGCCTAAGAGTGTTTTATTTGTAAGTCTAACTGAAATTATAAAACAAATAAAAGAAGGTTGGCAGTATGGTAAAAATGCTAGTTTAACGGAACACGAAGCAGTTAAAAAACTAATCAATGTAGATTTTCTAATCATTGACGACCTGGGAGCGAAAAATGGCACAATCAGTCCTAAGAGTGACTGGGAACAGGATTTTCTATTTGATATTATCAATAATCGAGAAACTACAATTTTTAACACGAATCTAGACAGTAGCGAACTAAGAACAGTTTATAATGCTAGAAATTCAAGTAGAATCTTGAAGGGATTAGAGGGTAATGCTTTTAAGGCTTTCACTATCAAAGATAAACGATACACAATTAATAAATTTAAAGGAGAGATAGTTTAATGAATGTAGATAGAATGGGATTTGCAACAGAAAAAGGGTTTCTTGTTTATGAAAAATGTGGTATAATTGAAATAGAAGAAGTTCCAAAATTTGGAGAAATCACTTTATTCTATTCAGATGGGAAATTTACCCATCTATGTAAGAAAGAAACAAAAAAATAAAGTCTATTGAGAACAACTCTGGGACATACCGAAAGCAAATAGTGCTAGTGGTATGTCCCTTTTTGTTTGCATTGAAAGGGGGTGAGTATTATGGCAGGAGATACTTCTTTAGGGTATGTTGTAGCAAATAAATTTTCTATGGATCCAAAGAAAAGACAACAAATATTTGCAAAGTGCAAAAAAGATGATGAAAACTTAGAAAAACGGAAAAAAGAAATACTAGAAAAATATGCTAACAAACAAGACAAATCAAGACCTAGAAAAAATGATTCTAAAAGCTCGAAGAATCATAAAGGAAAAGCTAAGAGAAAAGAATTTTAGAAAAAATTACAAACAAAAATCAGATATAAAAAGATAAAAGGAGAAAGAACATGACAAATCAATTATTTAAACAAAAGAAAGAATTAGAAACTTATATCCGAAGTACAGGTTATAACACTAGAGGGATGAACGTAGAAAATAATCATGTACTCATTGAAAAACCAATCCTTGATAGTTACGAAGATGAACATCAACGTAAAGAGTTGATTGATCTAGTAAATGTTATTGAGACTCGCACCCGTGGTGGGAAGTATGAAGTGAACGACTTTGAATCTGACTTATTACAAGAAACCAACGTGGAACAGATCCAAAATGAAATTAAAAAGAAAACTATTAGCATTGATTACTTAGTTAAATCATTTAGTGGGAAACTTGAGTTTTCACAAGAACAATTAGAAGATGGGCAATATAATTTGACAGATTTTCTCGGGAAAAAAATCATTAAATTAAAACGTAAAACACGTAATAGAGAAATCGGAAAAATCCTTCAAACTGCAACAACTCAGACTGCTACAAGTATAGATGATTTGAAATCAATTGTTTCTTTAATCAATCCAGAACGTATTGTATCTATGGTTGTCAGTCAATCATTATTTAACGTTTTAGAAAAAATGAAGGATACTTCAGGGAATTATCTTCTTAAAGTTGATAAAGAGACAGGAACAAGCGAAACCTTCTTTGTAGATAATTTTTTAATTGTAGATGATACGACATTAGGGAATAAAGGTGATAAAAAAGCATTTATCGGAGATTTAGAAAACTTTGTTACATTATTTGACCGTAAGAAAGACACCCTTAGTTGGATGACTTCGGAGGACGTTTTTGGAAAGAGATTGATTTTACATACTCGATTTGATGTTAAAAAAGTGGAATCAGATTGTGGCTACATTGCTGAATGGAATTAGGAGAAAAAAATGGATAAAGAAAAAATATTTTCACTACTAGAAGATCTAAATGATAAAGAGAATAAAATAAGAGAAGCAAGAGGAAAGCTAGATAAAAAAAGAAAAAGCATTGCAGGGAAGCAAGATATTTCGTTTGAAAATATCAATGAATTTTTGTCTAATAACTCCGAAACTATAGATCAACTTGAGAGAATGGGAAAAGCTATTAACTCACTGCAAGAAAAATATGATAGTGAGTTTTCTGAAGCTAAATCAATTATTTTTGGATATATTTTTAAAGAAACCAAGCGCAGAGTAGAGGAAAAGAAAATCTATAAACGTTACCAGAAAAAACTTAGACAGATTCTAACTGCTTATGATGAGATTCAAAATTTGAAAAAAGAAGTTGAAGAGATAAACAATAATGTAGTACAAGAATTAAGTCAGAAGTATCCTTTATCGCTATATCGAACTGAAGTATACCCACACACTATTTTACCTTTCTTCATTCCAGATTATAAGGGAGATTTAGAATTTAAAAATGACTATCATAAAGCTAAAGAGTATCTAGAAAATAATTGATTGTTTAAACAAGGCTAATAATATTCTGAATGATTAAAAGATGTATTACTAGCCTTTGTTTTTTAACTTTACTATAGTTTCACATAATAGAGTAACCATAAACTGAGAAAAAACAATAGCTTAAAAGCTATATGTATTAAGGGGTTATAGAATAGTGTGAGTTTCACAGAATGTAAGATATGAGAAACTAGGGTATAAATTAAAGGGGAATCCCTTTGAATTGTAGAATTGCAAGTTAAGAAAAATATAAATTTTGAGTGGAGGTACTTAGTTATGTATGAGCTAAGTAAGAGAGACCTAGACGGTATCGATATTGAATTAGAACGATATAGAACGCTTGATAATAAGATATATCTTAGAAGACAGGAGTTGATACATAATAAGAAGTATAGCGACGCTGAGTATATCAGAGGTCAAGGAAAAAAAGTGTCAAGCCCTACTGAAGCTACAATCATTAGAATTGAAGAAGACCAAACACTTAGATATTTAGAAGGCTTTAAACTAGTAGTAGAAACTTTGATGGAAAATTTGATTGAGAGTGATCTAATAATTTTTAAAATGAGATTCTTAAAAGCTGGTGTGACCTGGGAAGAAGTTGCAGAGGAATTAAATAAACCTGCTCGTTATGTATATGGTCGAAGAAAGGTAATTGCTAAAAGATTTGTAGAACTGAAAGGATATTGAGTCCCCCCCCGCCTTTTAAAAAATCATTTTGGCCAGTTGGGTACCGGTGAAGGGAGCTTTTTCCAAGCCGGAGCACTTCAGACAAAAAGGGGGTAAAAAATATGTGGTTTAGAGAAATATTTTTATTTTTGAAAAAAGTTATACGAAGCTTTAATCTGATTATGATGTATGAAATTTTTTCACTTGGCAAAATTAAAAAAACAATTGACATTTAACATTAAATATTTTACAATCGGATTAAGCTACTAATATTAATTGAGTTTAAATTCTTTACACAGAAGACTACACAGAAGACTACACAGAAAATTACACAGAAACCTACACAGAAAATTACACAGAAGACTACACAGAAAATTACACAGAAACCTACACAGAAAATTACACAGAAACCTACACAGAAGACTACACAGAAAATTACACAGAAGACTACACAGACTAAACAAATAATATTAAGTAATGAATTTAGAATTCATAATTTTTTAATAGTAGCTTCAAAAAAATAATATAATCTGTGAGGTTAAATTATGACATATTTTATATGTATACTTATACTGGTTTTACTAATTTTTGCTTTTTTGTTCTTTTTAATGGGTATCCCTTTGCAGTTGTCTATTGCATTGATTGCTTTATTTTTTATTTTCGGTTTGGGAATCATTGCTATAGTATACTTTCAAGTAATTATTCAAGTAATTATTCAAATGATTAAAGATAAAATAAACCGTTAACCGATATTTAAACCTCAGAATTCATCTGAGGTTTTTCTTTTTCGAATAATAAAGTAGGGGGAAGAAAAATGAACATTTTAAATATTGAACTTACAAGAATTGAAGAAACTAAATTAGGTTTTGAACATTGGGCAAACGTGACTTATAGTATACCGATACTAGAGAATGAATACACAGTTAAGTTATTGCTCCTATTGGATTTTAAAGTAGAGGATAAAGACTTACTAGATTACCTAGTATCAACTTGGAAGTATCGGGATTTAGTGCTTCATTCATTGGATATGCATAAATTGGAAAATATATTTTAAAAAAACTATGTTTCAACTTAATTTTAAAGCGAAATAAATTGACATAGGTATAGTAAGCTGTTATAATTTTTTTAGAAAGGAGTAGAAAAGAGATGAAAAAATATAGTATTTTTGATATTTCTGATTGGTTTTTATCTAAAGAAGCAATGACTCCTAAAAAATTACAAAAACTTTCTTATTATTTTGTAGCTTGGGGTTATGCATTATATAATGCTTCTCTTATATCTGATACAGTTTTCCAAGCGTGGGTCCATGGCCCTGTCTCTCCGGAATTATATAACAAATATAGAGGGTATGGCTGGAATGATATTGAACAAAAAGAAGATAATTCAAAACTATTTGATAGCAAAACGTTGGAATTGCTAGAGTCTGTATGGCTTACATATGGTGATAAGTCAGCTAATGAATTAGAAGCATTAACTCACAGTGAAGATCCGTGGAAAAATGCTCGAGAAGGTCTAAAAGAAATGGAACCTAGTGATAAACCAATTGATACTGAAGATATGAAAGAATATTATCTTTCAATTTATATTGGAGATTAATTCTTGAAGAAACTAACCGAAAATAATAAAGTTCACTCCAGTAAGGGTGCTTCGCTAACGACTTTACAAAATATTCCTTTTAAAATCTCAATTAGTCGGCAATTAGACAATAATTTCGCCTTTAAAGACTTGAAGCCTGCAGATCTGAAAGCTTTACACAATTTCATCAGTCAAACTATTGGAGAGAAATTAACGATAACTGAGGTAGATAAACTGTTTTTGAGAACAAAAGGTGGAGTAACACAAAACATCAATAATGAAGATGTTATACATTACGGGAAAGATCGTACTAAATTTAGAGTGTTTGGATATTACAATAGTGAAAACTATTTTAATATAACCCGTATAGACCCCAAACATGAAACAAATAAAAAGTAATGAAGAAAATTGCTAAGCATAGACAATATATACGGTTGTTAGCTTTTAGTAAACATCTGTCTTAATTTCATAATAAAAAAACAAGCACGTTGAAAACGTGCTTGTTTCTTGCCTGCTGAACTCATTAATGATACGCCCTTTTTAAGGGCTCTTTTTTGTGGACTTTTTAAGAACTTTTAATGATTTATAAGAACCTCTAATGACTTATACTATTTTAAGAAATCGTCAAAACTAAGCTTTTTAGAGGGATAAAGTGATAAAACATTACTCTAGGTATATTTTCATTACAAATGCATGAAATGAAAAACAGGGGTAAGATATGGTATAATTGTTTCCTATTATATAGGTATAAAAAAAGCACGTTTTACCGTGCTAGTTTCTTGCCTGCTGAACTCATTAAAAAAGTAGAGTTTCATGTTCAGTGATTTATGGAGTAAGGAAGAAACTCCAACATATTCAAAGAAAAAACGAAAACCAATAAACACCCTAGTATCAAGCATTAAGGAAATAGAAAACAACTTATTTAATATTCAAAAAAGCTATACAACAAGATGCTTTAATTTTAAGAAATATCTTACAGAAAGCCTACAACAGTGGGCTTTTTGTTTTTCAAAAAATAAAAAATAAGAAAAATTTATCTCAAGTTCTTGACAAGATTCTAAAAGTGGGTATAATAGAAAGAGTTAAAAAGCTCAGGTCCGTTGGTCAAGGGGTTAAGACACCGCC